TAGGCATGGCCTCCAACTTTTTAATAGTGCCGTTTGCAAACTTTGCAATGGCTATGGCCGGAATGCCAGACCAGTTACCTATGATAGAACTAGACACAATGATGCCGGTTCTTATGGGTATGTTAGGCCTGGGTGCAATGAGATCATACGAAAAAACAAAAGGAGTTTCTCGAGAACAATGAACGAAGAAAAAGATGTTTTCTTTCAGTACCTAGAAGATAGGTGGACACAAGAAGTTCAAAAAGCACAGGAAATAAAGGAAGTGCTGCGACAGAAAAAAGAAAGTGCTCTTTATACAGCCTATCGTGTAGGCCATGGAGTAGCGGACGACTCAGAATGAATAGAGACGCAGTATACGATCAACTGTGTATAGACGAAGGAGTAAAGTATGTCATCTATAACGACCACCTCGGTTATCCCACCTTTGGAGTCGGTCATCTTATCACGAAAAGTGACGAGGAATTCGGAAGGCCAACTGGAACAGCAGTTAGTGAGGAAAGAGTCCGGTCGTGTTTTCACAGAGATCTTGACACTGCCATCTCCGAGTGTAGCACTTTATACGGAGAAGGGAACTTTAGAGACTTTCCCGATGAAGTCCAGCAGATCCTGGTTAATATGATGTTTAACATGGGCCGCCCTCGTCTTTCTAAATTTAAGAAGATGAATGTGGCCCTTCAAAAATATGACTGGGTAGAGGCTGCCAAGGAAGGCAGAGACTCTCGTTGGTATCGTCAAGTGACTAATCGAGCAGAAAGATTAATGACTCGACTTGAAAATATTTCTTGACAACTTAACCCCAACCCTTCATAATACACCTTATGAATATTTTTATACTTGATGAAGATTTAGATAAGTGTGCAGAGTACCACATCGACAAACACGTCGTAAAAATGCCCTTAGAGGCAGCACAAATGCTATGCACAACTCATTGGATAGATACCTACCTGGGCTATGTCCCTCGTAAGCTGCATAAGGAAGAGCTTGCACAACTTAGAAAATGCAAACATCCGGAGAATGTTAGTTATGCGGTTGCGATGGCAAACCATCCCTGTACTATTTGGACTCGTAGTAGCTTGGATAATTACGAGTGGCTTTTTTGCTATGCTCTGGCTCTTAATGCTGAGTACGGATACCGATACGGAAAAAGCCATAAATCAGTGCATGCTGTCGTCCTTAAGCTACCGAATATATCACATATACCCCGGCGAGGATTATCCGAGTTTGTACAAGCTATGCCAGAAAGCTGTAAAAGGGAGGACCCCATAGAAGCCTATAGAGTCTTTTATCACAAAGATAAAGCCCCCTTCGCTAGTTGGAAGTACAGAGAAAAACCAGATTGGTGGAATGAAACAGAAGCAAATTACAAAAGGAGAATAACCGCGTGAGCAGTGTAAAATTAGTACACGCATCTAGTGAAGAGTTGTTAGATAGTATAGCATATATTGCAAGAGTCTCTAATCCTGGAGGACAAACGAGCACGAAAACAAACAAACGCCTTATAAATTACATGATTCGAGAGGGACATTGGTCTCCTTTTGAGATGGTAACCATATGCCTTGAAGTTGAGACTACTCGGGATATTGCTAGGCAAATTATAAGGCACAGGTCTTTTTCGTTTCAAGAATTTAGTCAGCGTTATTCTGATGTAAGTGTATTAGGTGATGTTACTTACCGAGAAGCAAGAGGGCAAGACTCAAAAAACCGTCAAAACTCGGTAAGAATGGAGGATCCTCATATTCACGAAGAGTGGCGGTATAAGCAAGAAGTCGCTTGGCTAGCTGCAAATGATGCGTACACTTGGGCTCTTAGCAATGGAATTGCAAAAGAGCAGGCAAGAGCCGTACTCCCTGAAGGAATGACCAACTCTCGTCTGTATATGAATGGTAGCGTTCGTAGCTGGATTCATTATGTACAGTTACGAAGCGGAAACGGAACACAGCAAGAGCACAAAGAAATAGCTGTTCAGTGCGCTGAAGAGATTTCCACGGTATTTCCAATGATTATGGACTTTGTAGAAGGAGTAGAAATAAATGTTTCCCTATAGAAGCAAAGAAGATCAAAAATACCTTGAAGCAGCCGCAGCAAGCTTTGATACAGTGGCAAAACCTGCACACTATGCAGACTCTGAAATAGAGTGTATTGATGCTATGCTTGCTGCTTTCGGAGAAGGGGCTACACAGAACTATGCGAGAGTAAATGCTTTCAAGTATGTATGGCGTGCTCATGAAAAAGGTAAGGAGAAAGAAGATATTCGTAAAGCAATATGGTATCTAAAGTACAGTATTGGAGAAGACCCCCGTGCCTAGTCGCAGGATTAAAAAACGATCATACGAAAAACTAACAGATGCTAACATCAAGCATGTAGCGGGTCTTCTTGAAGCTGAGACTCCAATCACGAAAAAAGAAGCGTGCTCGATACTTAATATCAGTTATAACACTACTCGCCTAAATAACATACTTCAGCAGTATCAAGAAAAGGTAGATTTTATACACGCAAGAAAAGCTGCAAATCGTGGAAGACCTGCAGGAAAAGCAGAGATTTCTGAAGCAGCCCGCTACTACTTAGAGGGAGATAGCGTTGCAGAAATTGCAAAGTCTTTGTATCGCTCTCCTTCTTTTGTACGTGCTATCATTGAAAAACTAGGAGTACCTACTCGAAGAAAGAAAGATGATAGAAACTATTCTTTATTTCTACCAGAGCAGTGTGTTGCAGAAGACTTCGAAGTAGGAGAACGAGTTTGGTCTGCTGTATACGATAGCCCTGCACAGGTAGTAAAGAAACTAGATAGCAGTACCTACTTGGAAAAGTATGGAGCTTTTTGCTACTGGATATATGTGTTCGAGAAAGTAGACCCTTCGGAGAGCTTCTTTCCAAGCGTAGAAGTAGGTGGTTTCAATGCCGCTACTCCTTCATACGAATTAGGAAAGCTGTCTCATTTAGAAGAAGCGGGCGTAGACCTTAATAGGATACAGTAATTATGTGGTCTCATTTTTGTAAAATTACAAAAGCAATAAGAGTTCTTCCTGACGAAGAAAGATGTGAGTATTGTACAATTCCCAAAAATGACAACACGAATTTTCCTGGTAAGTTCTGGATACATCCAGCGCGTCGATACGTTAGCTGGCCCGAACATCAAGAGTATTATTACTACTTAAACAAAAATAAATCTTGACATGAATGTCAAAATCTCCTATAATATATTTTCAAATCTTAGGGAAACATATTTTCCCGAAAACACAACCCACCAAAGGACACAAAAATGACCTGGAGCCAAGAAAAGAAAGACGCAGTAATCGAAGCGTATCAAGATCAAAACCCTACCCCTGAAAACTCCATAGAAATTGTCAAAGAGCTTGCAGAAGAGTATGAAGAATCTCCTAATGGAGTTCGCATGATTCTTAGCAAAGCTGAAGTATACGTGAAGAAAGCTCCTGCAGCTCCTTCCTCCGGTAACAGTACTGGTGGCGGTAGTCGTGTATCTAAAGCTGCTGCACAAGAAGCTCTCGTTTCTGCTCTCACCGATATGGGTGCAGAAGTTGATGAAGAAATCATTAGTAAGATGACTGGTAAGGCTGCACAGTACTTCACTACGGTGTTGACGAGCGCAGCATAGCTCAGAGATTTGTAGCAGTAAAGTGACCTGGACGGGGCTTCGATGCCCCCACCTCCACCAAAAGCACATCACGGTGTGTTTTTGATGGGGGTGAAAGGTTTCGACAGGGCAGAAATAGACTACGATAGAGCAACTTAAACATAAACGCTAACAACGACGTTTATTCTCTAGCTGCTTAAAGCTAGACGGGGTTTGGCCCACCTTGTTACCCAAAGGGCCTTCATATCACCTAGCAGGGCAGTAAAAAATTTTGCTAATCTACTAGGATGAGACATGAGAAAGCAAGAGTTAGCAAATTTGGTCGCCGAATATGGTGATGCAATTATCACTTACAAAAGTGAAAACTCAAAAAAGCTAAAGTATAATGTCTGTACATTAGACTTTAGTACCCCATACATTCAGAAGAAAGTTAATAGGGCAACCGAGTCTGAAGGGACTCTTTTGCTTTTTTGCTGGGATACGGATTCGTATAGACTGCTAAAGCCGTCTAACGTAAAAAGTGTTGTTCCTCTGTCTTCGGTTCTAAAGAACGAGGTCTAGAGTGGAACTTCATACCGCACCCTCTGCTTTTGAAAGAGTAATACATGTAGATGAAGAAAAGAATATTCAAGTAAGACTCTCTGTAAATACATTCAGAGATATAGAATATCTTCACCTTCGTAAGTACTACTTAGACTTTGATGAAGAGTGGAAGCCCTCAAAAGAAGGCGTAGCTATGGAGTTAGATTTCGATAACTCTAGGGAACTTTTCGCGGGTTTAGTAGAGATACTTTCACTGGCAGAAACCAAAGATGTACTAGAAACTTACTTCAAAGATTATTTGGACGAGATCTACAACTAAATCTTGACTTTCTCTCCTTCCGGCCGTATAATATAGGTTCATTCAGTGAGAGAAGTTATGGAACTTTTAGATTATCTTAGCGACATGTACTACAAGGGTAGTCCTGTCGTATCAGATGCTGAGTTCGATGTTTTATGCTCTGCATATAACTATGACAGTGTTGGACATCAGATTACGGATGGAGTGCCTCATTTCATTCGCATGTACTCTCTACAAAAAGTTTTTACAGACGAAGAAGTTTC